ATCCGAGTGTCCACCTGTAGTACCAGGATCCGCAGATCCTGCGATATTCGTCTCTTCGTTCGAATTTGAGGCAATCAACTGAAATTCTACATCATCAAGTAATTGTTTTTTGACCGCACCAAAGTCATCGACAAAATCCATCCAGTTTCTATCGTCTGAAATTGCTCCGCCATACACGCTGGCAGTAGAAGACCCAGTGCCACTTGCAATATAAATGTCTACCCATACCTGCGCTGCATCACTCCATACCATCCCGGCAGGTTCGGCTATCGGGCGAAAAACCAGGTCCCAAATAGAGGCAGGTAAAATATCGCCTGCGACAAAACCGGTAAGGTTATGTCCTGCTATTGTCCCGGCATCGACACACAGGCAATGACAACCTCCAATCTTCCTGGAATTTTCGGCAGTATAACCGCTGGGCACAGTCGAGTTGGCGGAGACTATTAGATCCGGGACAGACCCGCTCGACGGCTGGCATGCATAGATATAAAAATCCTTGCCGGCCCTGTTTGCGGCCACGGTATAATCAGTCCCTTCCGTGGTGTCCCAGGTTGCGTTGGGAGACTCAAGCGTATATCGATCAGCAGCCGCTACTTTGCCCTTTTGCGCCCAAAGAATATCGCGCTCGTAATGGGCGGGGCTATATGCTGCGATAAGAGTCGGATTAAGTACGTTCATCCGTAGCGCATTTTCCGTCTCATCATAAACCGCATTAATCGCCTGCTGTTCGCTCTCTATTGACGAGATGGCGTCCCCGTTTTCATCGACACGGACCTTGTTCAGGATTTGTTGTATTGTAAGCATGGCAAAACCTCAAAGGGTTCAGGGTTCAGGGTTCAGGGGTTCAACGGTTTTGATGTATTCTCGTTTCTTTTCCGTTTCACTTTTTCCCCGGCTCTCCGTTTCGCCCACTCTCCGGGTCAGTTTGCATGGGCAAACACACAGGTTTGCCCATGCACGGATAAATCCGGGTCCCATTGTCCCTACACTACCTTGGCGTAGATGACCGCGCCGGGACGCTGCAGCACGGGTAAAGGCCGGGTCTCAGCTTTGATCCACTGACCGCTGGGATCGTCCTCTTCCCATGCCTTCGAGAAATAAAGGGCGCCGCTGCCACTGGCGTCGATATTCCCTACGCCCCCGGGCGCCTTGCTGTCAACGATCGGAGCATAAGGCACATCAACGAGATCCGCGCAAAGCCCTACCAGCATGATATATTTCTCATCTATAAATCTGCGCCTGGTCCCGTTCTCATCGAGGAATGAGCCGTTATACTCATCGAGTTCGACCTCGGCCAGCTTCGTGACCTTGCCGTTCTCGGCCACCTGGACGCCCTTGCCGTACTTCAGCAACTCGCGAATTTTCGTGTGCTGGAGCAGCGCATCCATCACCTCCGATCCCATATATGCCAGCCATCCGGTTATGGCCGCGCCCGAATCATCCTCGATCAGTTTTTTGAATGCCCGGAATTTGTTGACGGGGTCGCTGCTCGCATTGGTCCAGAGACTGGTGCCGGTCAGAGTGACCTTGTGGCTATCGGCCATGTTGTAATCGACTAATACCGTTTCCAGGTCGGAATCAAGGATTTTGCCCTTGAGGGCATTGACGGCCCAGTATTCCAGGGTCCTGTCCATGATCCCCCGCATATCCACCTGTTCTCTCGCAATGCGCGTTTTCATCTGTTCAAGGCCGAACTGCGCCCCGTATGCCCGGAGCGCATTAAGCTCCGCGGTATGGATAAAACGTTTTTGCGCCAGCCTGGGCGCGGTCAGGGTCACGATCTTCCTGCCTGTTTTGTCCGTGACCTCGGCAGGCGCATATACTGAGATATTTTTCAATATCTTCTCGCTGCCGGAGATCACCTCGAATGCGAGCCTGTCGCTCGGTTCCATGTGTTCCCTGCCTCTGAAAATCCTGTTATAGACCTTCATGGACGCCGCCTTCATGGCATTAATCGCCGCCGTTAATACTCTGATTTTGAAAAGATCATCCATTTTATCCTCCTTCTGTTTTTAAATGCTTAATTCAAAATTAAGAATTAAGAATTAAGAATTCACTCCTTGCTGCTCAGTCTAAATTACGCCGTTGTCGTTGTAGTCGTAGTCGTAGTTGTTGTCGTGGTCGTCGTGGTCACAGCCAGGATCGCCTCGTCGATGATAATCCCCCTGTCCTGCATTCCCACGATCGCATTGCGCTTTTCCAGCGTAGTGATGCCGGCGGGCCAGATCATGTCTTTTTCCCTGTATTTCCCGACGAAATAAGCCTGGGCTCTTTGCGTTGAAGTTGAATCGCTCACATCTTCGAGCAGAATCGCCCGGGCATTTGCCCCGCCGGCTGCCTGCAATTGCTGCCACTGGCCGCCGGCAACGCTCACCATTTCCAGCACGGTGCCGCGTTTCAAATTCCCGGCCGATGCCTTTAGCGTGATCTCTCGCTGTATATGCACATCGGATGCAATCAACTGAGAGAGTTCGGCCCCCGTTGTCTCTGTAACTCCTAATGTCCCTGCCATTATGCTTCCTCCTTGCTCGTTACCGGTTACTTGTTACTCGTTGCTTACCACGGCGTAGCTCGTTAGAGCGTAGCCGGGTCCCCGTTTCTCCGATTCATCCCTGCTCCGATTCTGCCCCTACCCGTTCACCTTCGCAGCGATGGATTCGCCCAATTCCTGCTGTTGTTTCGACTCAGCGAACTCGGCCGTATCGCCTGCGGCCGCCTTTGTGGCCAGCTCCTTGAAGATTGCCGACTCCCCGAATCCCTCTAAGAAATCCTTGAACCACTGCTGAGGGCTTTTCTTCCCGTCACCCTCTGCAAACTGGATCACCTCATCACCGTCAAGGTTCTGTGCAAACGCCACAAGCCCGGAATCGACCCAGGCTGGCAGTAGCTTGCCGTCCTTAACCCTTTGGCCGGCCCAGTCCGAGATCTCCCTGTCTCGTGCGGATTTGGCGGCCTGACGCTGTTTTTCCGCAAACTCTGCGTCCGCTTTCTTGCGTTCGGACTCGGCAGCGTCTTTCTTGGCCTTTTCCAGATCGGCTTCTGTGAATGACGTGGGTGTACCGTCCGGGGCCGAATCAGGGATTGCCTCATCAGGAACCTTGCTCATGTCAACGCCGAGGGTGCTAAACATACTCTTGACCTTTTCTCTGAAGTTCATCTCTTTTCCTCCTTGATTAGTGTTTATGTTGTCGCCGAAACCGGTCTCATCGGTTCCGGTTGTTTCGGCCTTTCTCTGCGCCTCTTTTATCTCTTCGATTTCCCAATCGGGTATCAGTTCATTTGCTTTCTCAATGCCCTCTTTCTCGATAAGATAATCGCGAAGCTTCCGGAACACCCCGGCAATCGAAGACCAGGTCCAGGGACTTGTCTCCTCAAAATCGAACGTGGTCGAATCATCATCACTGAAACTGAGATCGGCCAGACCCTTCACTGCAGGAGGCGCGGCCCCTAAAAACCCCACGTGTCGCAGCCGGCCGTCAGGGTAAAAACTTGCGGACCGTTTCTTGTACCTCCCGTTTTTAACAGCCGCCTGAAATTCCGGAACCACGTCCTTAAATTTGGCATACAGCGAGTTGCCGACCTTTTTCAGACCTGCTACCCAGCCAAATGCCGGGGAGTTATCTTTCGGATGCCCTGCCACAAGAGGCGGCTCGTGGTTTGCCGTATTGAAATTATTGACAGCTCTGTCAATCAGCGCATCCCCATCATGTTCCCGGCCCTGGCTGTCGATCTGCTTCCCACCCTTGAATATCTCGATCCAGTCATCGAAACCTTTGAAATTTTTCATCATTACCTCCTTCCTCATCTCAAAATAAAATCATTCAGGGATTCCCTGATCTCGTCCCAGTCTTCATCTTGCACCATCATAAACGGCCTCGCCGGTATATCGCCCCAGGGAAGCTTCATCTTCCGGGTATGCGCGCGCACGGAAACCTTGCGAGGCTTTCCAGGCCGTCCGAATGCCCGGGTGATTTTTCGTATATGCGCCTTAATGTTGGCCTCTATTTCGCCGAATGATCCCTTTTTTGCGCCGAATTGCTGGAGCGCCGCATATTTTTTATTTGCGGACAGGGTGACCCGGTCTTTCCCGATCCTGTCGCTGATACTCTTGAGCGCCCCGGACACAACCAGTATCCAGCCCGGCCATTTTCTCTTTTTCTTCCTGATTTTTTTAGTCACCGGAGACAATTCTTTCCATCCGGGGCGCCCCCCTTTTTCAAAATTGCGCGAGATCGAGGCCTGCACGGTCTCTCCGATAATCTCCAGGCCCGGCTTGAAATTCCCGAATTTTCTCTGGATCCGCTGTAAAAGGTTGTAAACCCGTTGATCCTTTGCTTTAATTTCAAGGTTGACCGGCATATCTCAACCTAAATACCTTCCAGTTTTTTTCTTAATTTCGGCTCATATTTTTTCAGATCCGGCTGATACTGTTCTTTGGCTGCATTGCGATCCCATCCCTGGTCCGGCATCAGGAGCCTGGCCGGCATCTTGTGTCCGGTAACCGGATCGACCGGCTCTATCAATTTGCCGGTCGGATCTTTGGTTTCAGCCTTCCACCCTTCCCGCTCCATCTCACGTTCTGAAACCGTCTGCACCGTGCACCGGCAGTTAAACCCGTTCGGCGGATACCACGTATCCCAGAAAGAATGATCATGCGGAAAGATCTTTCCGTCCAGGACCGCATGTTCCGGCCTTGTCGATCCGTCCAGGACAGCCACATATCGCCAGTGCGGCCGCGCGTTTAAAACCGCCGGTGACATCATTTGCCGGTACCGTCCGGCCTGATACGCCGCCTGCATATTGGTTTTAAATATCGTGTCGATCCGATACGGATGCAGTTTGTCCCAGCCGTGCTTTTCAAAGAGCGCATCGGTCTGTTTTTTAAAATCATCGAGCGTCGAACCGTCCTCCATCGCTAAAATGATTTCATCTTTGATGTCAGCCAGCAGGTCGGCTTTGGCTATGCCCGATATTTTAAACGCTCTGGCTTTAAAATAATCGATCGCCTCTTCAAACGGCAGTCCCGGACCCCAGAAGGCTTCGCCGAATTCGCTGCCGGCAATGCTTTGAACACCGACCCGGTCCGCTTCAAGCATTGTCGATGCCAGGATTTTTACAAATGGCCCGGGATCCATCCGGTCGAAAATATCGATAATATTATTTTGGGCGGCTTTTAAGGAATCAGCTTTCCCCAAAAAAGATTTGATCTGTTTATTGTAATTTTCAAAGATCAGGGCGGCTTCGGAGATTTTTTTTTCCGCCAGTTTATCCACCGCTGACCCGTGAACATCCTCATCCCCCTCGGCAAACTGACCTCCGCCCTCCGACTCCGAACCTTCGACCCGGGGCGCCCCGACTTCAAAATCCGTCTCCTGCAGATTGTATACGCGCTGATAATATTGCTTTGTGAATGTAACGCCCTGCTTTGTCAGGGTTTCATCCCGTTTGGCCAGCTCTTTTTGAATATCCTCCTCTTCAAAGAATGCAAATGCAGGAACCGCCGCGCCCTGCGCATTGAACTCGATGATCCATGAAAACAAAATGTTAAACGCCTGGGAGATCATCCGTTTATCCTGATCCACCAGATCAGCCCTGACTTCCATGTGTTCTTTTGTGGCCGCGAAAGAGCCGCCCTTATCGAGCTCTGTCGTCAGGGTCTGCCCCAAAATGGCCTTTGATATCTCACGGTTCGATACGCTGATCAGCTTTTCATAGATGTCCGCGGAGGCGGATTTGGAGCCACTTTCTTTCAGCTCCACACTCTCATCATCATTGATCACGGCCACCGCATCCTGAACCATTGAGGTCAATCTCGTCAGGAGCGCTCCCCGCTCTGTCTCGTTCGTCGATCTCGGCACCCGGCCCACTAACCAGGGCATCCCGTATTTTTCCGTAAATATAGCCCAGAATTTGAATCCGCCCTTTTTAAAGACCACCGGCCAGAAACATCTCGATAGAACCCGCTCTCCGTATGGATTCTGGTAACTTGCATGATGCCGGGGCAGCAGAAATTTATACTCCGGGATCTCCTCGCCGTCCGTCATATTGTCTCGCGACATAAATCTGAGCCTGTTTTCCGGGTCGAACGCGAACCATTCCGGAGGTTTTCCCTCGATCCGTTCCGGCAGCCAGGAATTTTTCGAGCTTTGCCAGATCACCTCGAGTGGAGACATCCCGAAAAACGGCGCATCGAGCATGTCGGTGATGATCTGATATACATCGAGAGAGTTCATAAGATTTTCGATAATTTTATAACCGTTTTTGTTTTGCCGGATTGAACCTTCTTTCGCTTCATTGATCTTCCATTCGCATGATAATGTCCCTGATTTCCGGCTCTGGTAACAGCTCCAGACATGGGCGTCAGCGAGTAACTGGCGATATACGGCAACCCCCTGTCCTGTTTTTTCAAGAACCGAATCCGGATCAGGCAGCAACGCCCATATCCCCATCCAGTCCACGGATCGTGATCTGGCGGCAATCTCCGCGCTCAGGGATTTACGGTCGTTAAGCTCGATGAATTTCGTCTCATTCAGCCAGAGTTTCATTGTGTTGCTCCGATTCCTCGTTCCTCGTTACTGGTTTTGCCGACCTCTACTGTTAGTACGCCAGATAATTCACCCGCCCATGATACCCGGCCACCTGCTCACCCATCTGACTTGTCCCGGCAGTCACAATATTGGGCATTACGGAAACATCCTGCCGACTTCGAAAATCCGCCAAAAGACCGGCTATTGCGCTGTCGCCGTGGCGTTCCCCGGCCTTGTCGGTCTTGCCCTGCGGAACTCTCGGAACACCGCGAACCAGTTTGATAGCCCGGTGATCTTCCAGCACATCGTCATGGCGGACGATTTTGGTGGTCCGGTCTTCGAATCCGGCCTTGTATTTCGGGAATTCATCCCGGTAAAACTGCTCGGTGAAATGAATGGAATCCACCATGAATTCACCCCAGGCGTCGGTGGCTGACTCCGCAATAAATCCGCCGTTTCCACCGGCATCGATACTGCATCCGCCGAATCTGGGAAGCCCGTTACCGAGCGCCAGGGTGACTTGTTCCTGTTGTTTGTAGGGAACATTGTGCAGTTCAATCACAAACGGCCACCGGTTATGCAGGGTCGCACCGATCTCAAGAGGCACGATATCCGTCATGTCACCTACACGGGCGAAATCCATTCCAAAAACATGCCGCCTGGCTTGGTCGAGCTTGGCCAGTGCCGGATTTAAAATGTCATTAATCCAATCCGCCATTTCAGCGCGGCGGGCGGGCTCTTTTTCGAGATTAAACGCCCGTGTCCCGTCAAAACGAAGCAACGGCGCATCCGCCATGCAGGCTTCCACCAGCGCACGGGGAAGATATGCCCCGCCGCCAAATGCCGGAATGCAAAATAGTTCTTCGTCCTCGTTCGGTCGGTATCGCTTAACGAGCTGGCCGCGCCAGTTATCCTGGTCCTCTTGGCTCCATTGCCTGCCCGTGACATTGCATATTTTTTTATAAAGCCCGTCGTTTAATGCGTCATCTAAGGTTACGCGATGAATCGAATAATCGTTTTTGCCTGCCCGTGCATCGGAGATCAATCCGTTAAACGGATTTTCATCGCCGTTGTGAGTGCTGATGATCCGGACGGTCCCTCCCCACATGGTCATGGCCATTGCGGCTTTCAGCAATTCTTCAATGTCATCCACAAACGCCGCTTCATCCACGATCAGGCGTTCTCCGGGGCGGCCTTTGCTTCTGAGGTTTCGCGGGTTGCTTGAAAATGTTTTAATTGAATGCCCGCTGGCAAACCGAATATCGTACACATGGACATCCCGGCCGTCATCCCGGGTCAAGATCTGTTCTCCGATCTCCCCGGCTGCGGCATGAAACACCGTGGCCCATGAGGCGCAGTCCTGGATGAATCCGGAGGTCATTTCCTTATCGTAAGAAATGTAATAAACATTCGCGCCCCGGTCCGCGTCCGCCGCATAAAGCACGGCATCCGACGCCTCGCAATAGGACAGACCGATCCGGCGGCCTTTTTCGATGATCTTGACCGGAGACGTATCTTCGATCCATCGGATCTGATATGGCAGCAATACAGCGCTCATGCGCTCAACTCCGTCATGATTGCGGCCCGCAGCGCGTCAATGGTTGCCGCTCCTGCGCCCTGCTTTTGGGCCTCGGCTTCCACGGCCTTGACCGCCTTGGCCCTCGCTTCATCCCTGATTTTCAATTCCCGGTCCAGGCTGATCTTGCTGGCCCGCTCGATCCGCTGGGAGATGAGAGCGACTTTATTTAGCGTATCAACGCCGATCGGCTCATTTTCGCCCTCGTCGTCTTTGCCCTGGCCCTTGATCACCAGGTCGAATGCCAGTGTTTTTACAAGCTCGGTCACGGCCCGGCCCAGATCCGTGCCCCCTTGTTCTCCCAATCCGCCAACCAGCGCATTGGCCGCCTCGCGGGCTTCCCTGAGCAGGGAGCCCTTTTCTTCGATTTGGATGCTGTACCGGTTGAACGCGCTCCGGCTCACCGGCTTGCCGCCGCCTTTTTCCAACAACTCATTAAAATGTTTCCGGATATCTTCCTGAGTCAAACGGCGCTCGCGCAGGGCCGCGTTAATACCCACCCGGATATCTTCCGGCAACTGGTCGATGGTTGACAACAAGCCCCTGCCGGTTCGTTTTTGTTTTTTCGTCATATCCTTTTCGATTGTTGATTGTTGATTGTTGACTGATTGGATTGTTGATTGTCGATTTATGATTTTTTTCAATCAACAGTCATCAATCAATAGTCATCAATCCTTACTCTGGAGCCGGGCGTTTGACGCCGGGAACAATACAGCGGCCCCGGGCAACATCCGCCCCGCGCTGGGTTAACGTGGCCACAACCAGGCCCCCCAGGTCATCGCTTGTAATCAGCCCCTGCTCGGCCAGCCAGGCCAGCTCGGTTCGCACCCGGTCTCGTGAGGGCGAAAAACCGTAATCCCCGGACAGATCATTTAAAATCGAATCATTCAGAGAAAAATCGGGCTGCTCCCAAAGCAGCCGCAACAGCGTAATCCTGAGATGCTGTTGCATCGTATCTTTGAATTTTCCTCCCATTATTTATCCTCCCTTATTCATCAAATGATCTAAAATCATGCCTACGCTGCCCTTTACTGACGTTACTTCGCCGGTTAAACCGGACACCTGCCGGGATACATCGTTGATTTTCTCGTACACATCAGCCAGATCCCTGTGACTCACCGCGGCTTTGGATGTTGTTTCGACTCGGCCCAGACGAGCGGAAACGCTTCGCAAACGATGATCAACTTCTTTTATTTCAGATTGCGGATTCCGTTCTTTGGCCCTGTCTTCAGTCTCTTTTTTAAGCGTCGCTATTTCTGCCCTCATTTTAGCCTCCATTTTCCGCAGGTTGTCGGTAGTCGCCTTTGTCCTGGTTGACGCAAACAAATATATTCCAGCCGCCGCTGTTATCAGCCACTGAAACACATCCACCCAAAACCGCCAGGCATTGTAGTTCATGGTTTTTGTCGCATACCTCCTGCAGGTGGCATTATTTACCTCCGAAATATTGATTTTTTTCCGCGCTCCCTTTTGAAGAGCCGAAAAAGTAGTCGTATATTCCGCTGTATTTTGCGCCTACAATACCGATCAGGTTGCCGACCATTAACGCGACTGCCGAGCTCATCTCGGGTAAACCCCAGTGGATGATATATATAATGAGGCCGAGATATCCCAGTATCCCTAACCAGGCCAGCACATAAAGATTAATATCTCTTTTTCCCGTTGCTTTTGTAATCTCGACTTCCCGGTCACGGGCGCTATCGATATCCTCAAGCCTTGTCTCTAATTCTTTGATATCCAGCTCACGCATTTTGACCAAAAAGTCGTTGTCCGCAACTTTAGCCTTCAGAGCGAATTCAGGATCGGAATTGATCAGATTGTCGATCTTTTCCGGCGTGGTTTCTTGCTCAGTCAGCCCGAACGCACCGGCAAGCGCTTTGACGGCCATGCCGCCTGCGGCCCCGCCGGGGCCTAATAGCGCCCCGCCGATGGATGGCGCAAAAGCGATTATTTTCCGGCCGATTGATTTCCATTCCATGATGTTATACCCCCCGATATTGCTGTTATTCCGTTATCGCAAAAGCCACGATCTGATCAGTTCAGTATCTATGTTCGGGCAGGTCTTTTTATTATTAAAATCCCGGTGCCCGAAAACCTGTTTTTCGTCAATCCCAAACTCTCGCATATAGAAAAACAGCGCGTTCGGCAAAGCTCTGTATAATTGCCATGCAGTAAAATGATGTCTGCCGATCAAACAGATCCCGACAGAGTTTTTATTTTCTTGGCGGCAATGAGCGCCGATTTTGGCAATATCTCTGCCTGTTTCGACCATGCCGTCCGCGTCGGATTTGTATTTGGCGCGTGCCCTGAGCACGCCATTCGTGATCACTGCGTGATATCCGATGCCGTCCCAGCCACGCTCTTTGTGCCACTGATCAATCAGCGCCGCGTCTCCGAAATCGGAATCCGAGCAGTGAACTATAATTTTATTTATTTCCCTCATTTTCGCCTCCCCAAAATAAAAAAGCCCGGCCTCCTGGAAATTTTTTCCAGAAAACCGGGCTGTGAAAGCCGCTAATGGCTGATCAGGCGGGCGAGCCGCGCAAATATTTTATGTTTCTTGCTCTAAAATGGTAATGTTTTAGTTAAAACATATATAACAATCCCGACGACAATAGCGGTAATAATCCCTATGGCTGTTCCGGATTTAATTGAAGATTTTTGGATTGTTCTAAGGTCTTCTCTAAATACTTTTTCTGTTTCTTTTCGGTTTTGAGTTTCTTCTTTTAAGCTCTCCGCAATTCGTTCAATGCTGGCCACATTTTTTGTGGTCAGCTCAAAGCTTCGGTCTAATTTCTCTTGAAATGATTTAAACCAATCCTCTCTTGAGCGCAGATCATCTCTTAACACCTCCACTTCACGGGACAGCTCTTTTAGTGATTTTTCGATGGCGCCAAGCGAAGAGGGCTTATAATTATCCATGAGCTTAATAAGATCCTCCGGAAAATCCTCAACAGACTGGGGTGCTGGAGTATCTTTTGATGTCTCATTTTCTGATAATCTATAAAACTGAGCGGCAATAAATTTTTTTTCTGGAATAAGAGGAAAAGGACTTGAGGAAAAATTATAAATACCAAAAAGAAGTTTGCCCTGATAAAGAGGGTCAATACAAAATCCGCCCAAGACAAGTATACCTGCATGGCTTAATTTTCTCTTAAAGCTCAACTCGGCCTTGATGTCTATCGGCAAAGCTAAGGTTTCTTCAGTAAGTACAAAAACTATCTCGCCAGGGTCTACACAAAGGCTTACTTTTTCGATTTCAGTTAAACGATCAACATCAATGGGCCTTTTAAATGATGCCTTGAGAATTCGTTTGCCTAACCTAAAATCATATTTACCACCTTCCGCGCAAGATTCGGCCCCATTTTTGATAAAGGACCGATCTCTTATGGCCTTTTTTAGACCGTCCTCATTGAAAAGCTTAGCCATAGCAGCATTTCCTTTCAAAAAATTAGTAATGAATTATACGTTAAATTAAAGCTGTTGTCAAACAAAATACAATATATGGTGGATATTAACAAATAAACACACTAAAGGTAGAAGGTTGTTAGGCTGAAGGCTGACCACCTTCTACCTTTTTATAAATATATACCCATTTGCCGCAATGCTTACAGCGCACATAAAATCTTTCAACAACCGCATTCATCAACGGTTTTTTGCAACCCGGGCACAAAAACAACCGCCCCGCGTCGACATCAAAATCATAGTCCCTGATCTGCGCTTTATATCCCGGGTTCAGCATTATTCAGCAGCTTCCATCTGTAAGCAGATTCACCACTTCGTCCAGCTTCTCTCCGATATCCGCAAACCAGGATTCGAAATCTTCCGCGGGATAGCCTAACCTGGTTCCGTCAGGGTTTGTGAGATAAGAGATCGCTCCGAACATGCCTTTCAGCCTGATAAGAGAGGTGACTGCCGTATCGATATTTCTTGCGCTTTTATCTCTCATGCGGCACCTCCTGACACAAGCTTCAGCTCGTATTGTCTGGCGATGCGCTCGAACTGCTGAACAACATCACGGCTGATGTCGAGAAGCTTTGCGGTCTCTCTCTGGGTCAGGCCCATGTCCCGGTACCGGATCATCCTGTTGTATTTATTCCAGTCCATAGCCCTGCTGTTCTGGATCTGTTTTCCGATCCTGAGCTCAATCAACTCCTTTTTCCACTGCATGACCTGGCTGACGTGGATAAATTCCTGGCGCTCAAGAGCTTTTAGCATGTTGACGATGAATTTGCGGAACTTTTTGGCCTTTGGAGTTTTAGCGAACATAGCAAACATCCACATACCATCTGTGTTGAAGATGCTTGTTTCATGGGATATCCCGAGGTGATCGGTCAAATTGACTTTGCCTCTATAAGGCTCAAGATCGTCCTTGTGGCGACCGTACAACCTGTTCATTGAATTAGCTGGGTCGTTATAGCCAAGAGCCTTCCCGATCTCTTTTGCTGTCATCCAGTAACGTCCATCCTCCTGGATGATCTTGTTCGGATCGAGTCCAAATTTTACCAATGCATGTTCTTTGTTTTTTAACGGGGTTGTGTCTGGCCTGATATGGCCTGCGTTTGCCTCGGTAGTCATGATGTTGCCTCCTTGTTGATTAGTTGTTTCGCCAAAAATGATGAGTGGCGGGTCTCAACTACCGCAACAAGACGGCGGGGCTTATTTCCCTTGCGGGTATTGTATTCGACCCTCTTGACCCGCCATATAGACGATTCTACCCTGAAATGAGGCATAAAAAAACCGCTGCTGACGGGCGCGGAATAGCCGCTTGTTGAAATAGTACCTTCACGTTTAGGGTAGTTTGTTTTATTTGTCAAGGTTTTTTTCATTTGCGAGGGAATTTTTATTGTATTCTTATGGTTTTACCATCGACAACTGCATATAAAAACTCTTGCTTCATTTGCCTGTTTATCACATACTGATATTCCCAGCCCCCAACCTCCCAAGGATCTCCCACAACAGGTATCTTATTCTTGTCTGTAAAATAGGTGACAACACAAACCGGAAATTTTTTTAAATTATACTGATAGTAAGTTTGATACTTGATGTAACTCGATATGCATTTAATTTCATTAACAGAATAATGCCTGTCCACGTGAACGTTGACTACTATTACATCGTCCCAATGATAAACCACCGCATTTTTTGCCATATTTTCTTTATCATCAGCGTAAGACAAATTGCTATAAGAGACCATTAAGAAAACTGACAACAATATAAACCTGCAAAAACATTTCATAATTAATCCTCCGTTAAGTTAGAGTCGCTTATGTTTTTCCAAGACCTCCGGTGCTTTGTGCCGTCGGGTTGAGCGACTGATTATATTGCATTTTTTAATACAGTTTCTGTTCATCCCTGTCAAATCCGCCAAAGCCTTTCAGTGGATTCGACTTTTTATTTGATCTTTCAAAAGAGCTTGAATATAATCAGCTTATGAAAAAACTACTTATAGCATTGTTAATCTTGCTGTCGGCTGTTTGCTGTCACGCCAAGCGCCTGCACCCCGAAAAATATTATCAATCACGCTGGTGCGCAGATCGTGGCGGGCAGACGGAAGTTGTTTTGCCTGATCGCACCAGGTGCGATTGCGTTACTGAAACCCACGCCATAGAGTTTGACTTCGGGCAGCACAAGTGGGCCGAGGCGATTGGTCAATCTCTTTATTACGGCCTTCAAACCGGCAAAAAACCGGGAATTGTCCTGATCCTGGAACACGAAAAAGATCGTAGATACTGGATACGCTTGAATTCCACTATTCAACATTATAATTTGCCGATTGATACATGGGTTATTGAAAAATAATTATTTCTGCTTTTATTCAGCCTGAGCGGAATTACCATTATTTATTTTTCCTTTAGTGCTCTTGCCCTCCTAACGTCTGAATTGAGCCGCCCTACTCGGTTTTTGTTTTCGGCTCGGTAGTGGCGGTCGGCTCCAATGATTTGTTATATTTTCGTTCTTTTAACATTATACCGAGATCAGCCGATTGATATTTTTTTTCATCATAACCAATATAGACTTTCTTTTTGCTTAATCTGCCTACAATAAAAGCAATTAATAAATAAAACATCATTTCAAAATTCATAATCTCCCCTTTGCATCGGCCATCACTGGCGGCACAACCCTGCCTGCCAGTGAGCTATTTACGATTAAAGTCAGTGGTGAGCGAAGCGAATCCACTGCACTGACAGGTTATAAAACCGAACTGCCGTTTTCAAATCGTTGCCAGCATTTTTCTTTATCCCCACGGTATTTGCATTCTGATATATGCCCAATCCAACCGCCATGAAGATTATTACATTCATCAACAAAACCATTAATGTCGTGACAAGCTCCCTGATCTGTTAACATAGGGCATCCCAATTTTTTGATATGAGTAGGTTTTTTACCATTAAGAAATTCAGAATAAGAGACACCCTCTTTATCCATGTCGATTTCACCGATACCGGCAAAATTAATCTTGCCAAGGCCGAGTTTGTATCCCGTCCCATTGAGATACACCCGTTTAACCCCATCCTTCTCTTTTCTTCCGGTGAAATCTTTATAGGAATAAGAATAATTATATGCTCCGGTCCCATTACAGTAATAACAAACAACTGCTGTTCCATCGCCTTCACCCATACCGGCATATATTCCAGCGCCTCCGCAGTGTGGGCATTCGATTGTCATTTCTATCTTTTTCATCTCAAATCCTTTCTCGGAGTCTCAAGGTTTTATAATGTCCTAATAACCTGCACGAAAAGCAAACTACCAAAGGCTTGGCTTTTCTTGCCAGAGTTGGTTTGATGGTTATACATTCCTTAGTTGGTAAAATTTTAAAATATTTATAGAGCGAAGAAGGGATTTTACTTTTTTCAGCTTTATGGTATGCACCCATATAAGAAAATCCCATGCGTATTCCGCGATAAGAGTTCCAGCTCATTTGCAATCCTCCCCCTAATCCCTAACCCCTGTAGTTCCCCTGATCCCTGATCCCCGATCCCTGACCCCTAATCCCTGCTTTTCCCCTGATCCCCGATCCCTGCTCGACCAATTTTAAATCATCCTTTTCAATCGGCGTTTTGCTGCACCAGCCGTCCGGCTTAAACGTCCATTGGATAAAAAATGTAATATCCCCGCCAAACAGCGAGAACTGGCCCATTTTTACAATGCCCGAGAAATAAGGCCGCCTGGTCATTTTTACATTATCACCGATTTTTATTTGCATCAGCGCCCCTCTCCCCTTCCCCTAACCCCTAATCCCCGATCCCTGACCCCTAATCCCTGCTTTTCCCCTGCCCTTAACCCCTGCGCACAATACTCTTCAAAGCCTCAATAACCTTATGCGCCGTTTTAAATTTCAGAAAATTCTCATGTTCCACCCCGAATCGTTTTTTCAAAAACCCTCGCAGCGCGTCAAACTCTTTGCCCGGATCATAATATCCGGCAGGCATCGAAAACCAGAGCGCAAAAATCTTTTTCAATTGCGGCTCTGAGGCCATGCCCGGGCGTGCATTTTTTCGCTTCTGGCTCCTGTTTTTTTTCTGTGTGCCTTGAAAACCGGATTTTTCAAAGTGCTCCATCACAGCCTTAAAGCCCTTATAGTCAAGGTCTTTCGCACTTCTCACACCTGCATGCGCATACAAGGCATCCCTGTATGCGTCCTTTTCCAGCCCGATTTGCCCGGCTGCAATATGTACAACAGCTTTTTGATTATTTGATATTGTCATTTTTTTCTCAAACCATTTGCAAATATCGAGGGCAGGGGAAGGGCAGGGATAAAGGGCAGGGGTCAGGGAAAAAGCAGGGATTAGGGATCAGGGATCAGGGATCGCAGGCGTAGCCTGCTCAAAAACCCCTAACCCCTAACCCCTATTCCCTGACCCCTGCCCTTTATCCCTGCTTTTTCCCTGATCCCTAATCCCTGCTTTTTCCCTGATCCCTAATCCCTGCCCTTAATCCCTGCCCTTATCACAAAGCCGCCAAATCCAGCGACAACGGGGTCCATTTATCATTCAGTGATCGTTCATATATCCGAATATATGTTTTACTTCCTACAACCTGCAGGCTGTCCGAGATCGCCTGCATCGCTTTTAGCCATCTTTGATCCTGTATCTCCAGCCTGCGCAGGCCCAGTATCCTGCCCGTGTTAATTCGGCCCTCTTTGTCCACCTGAAAGGCATCATTAATAAGGGCCTTGATTTCGTCCCGGCTTCCCTCTGTCCAGTTTGTTATACATTCATCTATTAATTTTTTAGCTGCCTGCAGGCGCTCATCAAAAGAGAGATGCTCGCTGATAGCGACCTGTATTTTTTCTTTACCGTCATAGCTTACCAGCGATATGTTTCCCTTTCTCCCCCCTATTGATACATCATATTTTTCAGCAGAGAGTTCTACAAACGCCTGTACATCGCCCATTGCGCTACATTTAAACGCATACATCGCTTTTTGCAGATCGCGTGCCTTAGATACCAGATCTTTGACCAGGTCGTTTCTTGCCTTGTCAATGTCCGACACCAGGCCCAGTGGGACCAGCCGCTCCTGGGCATCCACCATATAATCGTCCATATTTACTTCGCTCATATTTATCCCTCCTGTATTAACCACTTCACAGCCGCATCATATGCGGCCTCATAACCATTACCGATCCTCTGCCACAGATCCCGCTTCATATCTTCCGGCAAGGACATATAACACTTGTAACACAGCGGCCTGCCCGGTTTTTTACTTCTTTCACAAAAACACTCATCCATATTCAGCTCATCACGATAAAACCGCATATCTTTCGTCGACATTCATTGCTCCCTTTTAGCTATCCAAAATTATCCGGCAAATACGTTTTCGTCAGACAATTCGCCTCTTCTATCAGCCCGCTACCCTTGATCAGCAGGCGATTTGCCTTAAACAACTCGCCTGCTTTTTTTTCACGATTTTTTATTTTATCCGCCCTGGCGATTTTCCCGTTCGCCTCTTTAATTATAACAAACCCCTGTCTGGCCTTTCTTGCAGCCACGAATGCTGCTATCGTTTTTTGCGACAAAGGAGTAAACAGCGCCGCCTCCAGAACCTTAATCAACTCCGCTTTTGTGAGATCCCTCACTGACAGATTTTTCATAATCTTCCCTCCCAAAAACTACTGTACATTTATACAGTATGATCCCCTAAACCCTGTACTTTATCCCTGCCCTCATCAATCTCATCATACCTCCTCTTCACGCATGTCCGCCGTCAACACTGTCACCGCAACACCGCTCTTTTCATCAACTTTTAAAATCAAGCTTTCATCAACCGACCAGTACAACGCCAAAATAGTGATCCGCCGCCCTCTTGGCGTGAAAACATCCCTGTACCTCTGCAATAATACCGCCTCATTAACCATGTCGCCTATCTCTTTTGCAGTCGGCACCGGCCTTTTGACCCGTTCCTGCCACCTGTCACAAAAATGTTTCGATATTTTCATTTCTTAACTACAGGGGTTAAAATGCAGGGGTCAGGGAAAAAGCAGGGATTAGGGATCAGGGATCGCAGGCGTAGCCTGCTCAAAAACCCCTAACCCCTATTCCCTGACCCCTGCATTTTATCCCTGCCCTTTATCCCTGCCCTTTATCCCTGCCCTTAATTCCCCGACGATCTTGTCAGCAATGCCTATAAGCCCCTGAATCGTATCTTTGCGTGTATCCTCGATCCTGAAAAACTCCGCTGCCAGCTCCCTGACCGTGTCCAGGCGTTTTTCAATCTCTGCTGTTTTTCGCACACGCTTTTTTAAGGGGGGGTCTGTTTGTTTCATCCTCTCCGCAGCCACAAGATAAAGCGGGGCCGCGGTTTTGTATGCCCGCCGCTTTCCGGCCGGGGTCAGGTACCCGTTTTTTTTAAGGTATGTGACATACTGTACAATTGTATAGTATGCCACGCCTGTAGCCTCGTGCAGATCGCGTACGGAAAAGGCTTCATTTCGCCTTGTTTTGATCCACATCAGACGCCATATTTGTATCTGTTTTTTATAGTATCGGATGTCCGGTTTTTTACCACCTACCCAGCGGTACCGGCCGTGGCTCCATCGCTCTATCTCGCCGGATTTCGTCAGGTCATGTACTGCCCTGTTAACCCTTGCCCAGCCTTTTGCCCCGGACAGTCCTATGAGATCCCGGATATCAGCTATGCGCATAATTTTATGCGCTTTAAGCGCTTTTCCGACAAGTGATTGTATGCTCGCCATTATTTGATTATCCTTTGTTTGATTTTCACCTGCTTTCGCCCTGACATCCTGTTAACTACCGATTCCACCATCTTCGCATCTATCGTTTTTGTGTTCATTGTATTACAGCTCTCTTCCATCGAGAGTAAATATCCAACAATATACCGAAAATCCCCATCCGTGTACTGACAAAACAGCTCTGCGGCATTGATCTCCATTGTTAATCCTGTCCATTTATTGATTATCAGCCTGATTTCCGGGGGCGTCACAGGCATAAACTCCACGATTCCGGCCGGCAGTATTCGCGATAAAAATTGCCCGTGCCTGTGTAATTTTTTCAGGGCCGATTCCATGCCTATCATTATAATAGGTACCCGTGTTTTTTCGTGGATGTCACGTATCACATCGAGCATAACTCCGTTTTTCAGCAGGTAATCCCCCTCATCTATAAAGAGAGGCTTGTTCCATCTCCGCAACCCGTCGCACACCTGGTCCGACAGCCTGTCCAGCCTGTATACCGGATCACCCAGGTTCATCACTTCGCACATCTCTTCCAGCAGCCGTCGCGGCCTCCAGAGCCGCTCTACAGCTATATAAAAAATATCTTCCACACTATAATAGTAATCAACCGCCTCTGATTTTCCGAACCCCCATTTTCCGTATATCAATCCCAGGCCCGGCAGGCTCGGATCACGTTTAACCAGTGCTGTTACAGCAGCAACCATACGGTTATAATTATTTGTCCTGAAAAAGACTTTATTCATCCTGCCTCCTTTTAAAAATTATGAGCCATTAGCCTGATATTCCATATATTCAAATTCGGCCCTATAAAGATCTGCTGATTCCATGTATTCCTGCGTTTTCTCAAAATCCTCCTGGAAAACCCTGTCTTTTTCCGATATCGCCATTTTCCCGGCAACCTTTTTGAGTATTTGCCGGTACCGCTCATCCCGCGTAATCGGTATTACTTCCGCCTCCGACCCCTGATCCCCAACCCCTGATCCCTGCCCTTGCCCTTGTTCTTCTTCCCCTGCACTTAACCGGAGCAGCTCTCCCGTTTCAGACACGCCTGCCGAGGCCGCAGGATGGCTGTTAACCGCCGCCATCACTGCCTTCGCCGCTTTAGTCTGATACGCCTGCATTCTCAGCCCATCAACCATTACCGGGTTATCCGGGTCCATAAAGGAAGCCCGGTCCAGGGGTTTGCCGTTGCATAAATATTCACCGTCCTTGTAGATCCGGACGGTCTTGTGATCATAGTCGTGATATATCTGGACCCACTCGCCGATAATATGATTAGCAATGTTTCCGCCGTGAAGGTTAACCGGCAGATCAGGTTCATACTGCCGGCCGTTAAGATTAAATCCCCAGTTATACATTTTAACCCGGTCTTTTTTCAGCAATGCAAAATCGAGGAGTTGAGGCGAGACTTTTGTAGGATTTTGGAGTTTGGCCTTAAATGCCTGGTCAGGGCTCATTCCGTTCATGCCGTGTCCCGTGTGTTTTTGTTTATGATATTTGTTCGTGACCCAGCCATACCAGGCATCGCAAAACTCATCGAGGGTCAACACGGTCCCGCGTTTCAGTTCAAAGTTAAGCTTTTCCGGGCGCTGATCATGGCCTGACCCGCACCATCCCGGCAGATGCCTGGAAAATCCCTGCACAACATTACGAAACATACGCTCAATAGGTTTTGCCCAGGGATGATAGGCCCGCGCATAATGTTGACTGATGCTCAGCCGTGCATACACGCCTCCGACCCTGATGCCCTTGATCGTGATATTCTTTTTGCCGCGCTTTTTCACCCAGGCATCCTGGTCAGGATCATACTCCAGGTCAATATAAAACGGCTCTATGCCCAGGGCCGCGTATTTTTCGATAATGTCCGGGTAATCGATTTTGCCGATTTTAATCTCTTCGCCGTTTAGATACTTTGCCCGGTAATCCTTGCCGTTATCAATATATACGCTCGATGGCAGGCCGTGCTGTGGAAAATTAGGATCGTTTTTATCCTTAATTCCGTGAGCCAGGGCCATTGCAATGCAGCGCGAATTAGGATTGAACGATATCACCCAGCCCATGATCGACCGGCTGGCCATATCCATCCAGGCCGTGAGCCAGGGACGTTTGAATGTCCATCCACCCTTGCCGTCCGGCAGTTTTACAAATACATCAAAAATATGATGATCCCCGCACCATTGAAAATTAGACCAGATCTCTTCGTAGTTGCGCACGATTTTTTTAAGATGATCGGCCTCAAATCTGCGCTCCCCTTTGCGTGAGCGCGTACGCGTAGCCGGGTCCATCTTATTGATGATCCGCACCAGGGAATCATACGACCCGGTTTTCCAGCCTGCCGAATAGGCCGTGTTTATCGTTTCCTCATAAACATCAGACAAATTAAGATGCTTTTGCGTGCAGTATTGAGACCAGGCAAACATTATCGCCGCCTCGTCAAACGAGCGTACCGTATTTTTATTTGCGCCGTATTTATATGTCAGGGCCTTGATCTGCGCATAAATCGTATCAGCGCCGGACTTATTTGCTTTAACCAGGGCGCGATCCGCCTTTTTAATATGCCGCGCGAGCGTGGCATATGATATCTCTTCGCGTGCCGCATACAATTTCAGAGCTTTTGTTTTACCCTTCTTTGTGCGCTCCTTGATATCGCGTGCATGGTTCACTGTCTGCAAAATCCGATATCCCGATTCCCTCACGGATTCCGGCAGGCTGAGCCAGGGATCATTTTTTTCGTCTGTCTCACCCGGCACGCCAATCAGGTTATCCACCCTCACCGGCAGATTCGCCCCCTGATCCCTAACCCCTGATCCCTGGTTTTCTCCCTGATCCCTAACCCCTGATCCCTGGTTTTCTCCCTGATCCCTAACCCCTGACCCCTGGTTTTCTCCCTGATCCCTAACCCCTGACCCCTGGTTTTCTCCCCTGCCTTTATATATAAGGTATAAATTTTGAATCTCGCCGGGCAGAGAAGAAAATAAATATTCCTTGCGCGGTTTTCCCCGGCCGTTAACGGTTTTATATTGCCACCCCTCTTTTTTCCCTAACTTGTGAACCGCCTGCACGGTAATTCCTTTCATATCCGCAATCTGCTTTGCCGTGAGAGTAATCTCAATCCCTGTCCCTGCTTCCATTATAAGTCAGTCTCCAGTTGCCGCATGATTTTCCGGGATTCTTTTGCGTTATGATAGGCTTTCGCCCATTTGAGCAGCCGTTGATCTTCCGGCCCAATCACTTTTGCGCCTAGCGGCTGGGCAATAATATTGAGAGGGGTAATGTCTTTTACAACAGCGCAAAAAATCGGTAGGGTTTTTAACCTTATATTCCTGTTTTTTTCATTCACATTAAGCCATTTTTCAAATGTATCCAGTTTCAGCCGGTTGCTGTTTCCGGATACCAGGCTGACTCCGTGCCGATCCGCAAGATCATTCATTTTATCTACGATCTGAGCCCGCGACATCCCGCTGTGCCTGGAAGCTGCATCCATCGCTTCTTTCAACGGCCTTGAAATATGTAATGTCGGCGCATTAAACAAAGTCATCTGTATATGCTTCGTCATTTTGTTACCCTTTTTGTCCGTAACAAATAGAATATACGTCCAAATATCATCAAAAATCTCACGTTGACTTACCTATAAAAAAGGTTTATTTATTAACCTGTTGGATCGGACGGCCGGGTTTCCTTGGGCCTCCGTGTATTATATAGGTAGAGGGCCAAATCCGGCGAACATCTTCATTGATTGCGACTGCTATTGCCTGCCTGATTCGATCAGACACACTGTTGCCTTCAATGACGCGATTTATGGCTGTGGCGGATACGCCCAATTCTCTAGCTATAACCGACTGGCTCGTTTTGGCTCTCATTATGGCTACCCGGATTTCATTCGGTTCCATATCCATATTGTTATGTCTCATAATAAGGTTAAGGTGATTGATGTGGCCAAATTCGACAAAAAAACAAAATTTGTGTTTATGCCTAAAACCGAAGCTCTTGAAAAACTTCAGCGTTACAAAAATATATTATTTCCGGTTCAACTCCTGAAAAAAATTAATGAGTATTTCGCTATCCATAGAGATACACCATCCTGGCATGCCAGGCGAAAAGCCAGGGTAAAGGATGTTGAAGCCCTGGTTTGTTTATTATCTTCCGACCGGACGGATCACGCCAAAACGATTGCAAATCAGGATATTGAGCTTCAGTATTATCTCTGGGAACGGTTTTTTTATTTTGAAAAAGCCCTGCAGGATCTTCCTGATGATGATCATGTGTTTCCCGCTGATTTTGGTGATTTTTTGAAGGAAGGATTGATTCACTCGTGGCGTGTTCGAGAGCAGCGTGGATGGTTTGACTGAGGGGAAAACTTTGCATTTTATTGCCTCCCTTTTTTAAGATTTTTATTTAGTTGATGATTTAACCTATAAACCTTATAAAAACCGCTGTCAAGAAAAAGATGAGGTTTAATTAAGCTTATTTGTATATTTTTACTACTAATATGTAATTTAGTGTATTTATTAAAGATTAGTGTGGTTGTATTTAATTTGCTTGGTTGTATTTAAGGTTGTATTTAAATTGTATTTAAATACAACCTTAAAAGGGGTTTTTTTGAATTTAAAAGAAAGAACAAAATGGATAATATTTGATATTATTAAAAAATATCATCTATCTAATATTAAATTGGGTAAGAAATTAGGGTATAGTAAGGAAATAATAAATAATTATAAACAATTAAGGAACACCCCGAATGCACAATTTATTGAAAACCTTTGTAAAGAGTTTAATGTTAATCCAGTATGGATTTTAACGGGGCGGGGGGAACGGTATATTGACACAAAAACAGTACCTATATATAAAGAGGAAGAAATATCTGCCTTGCATGTGCCTGCCCCTGGAGCCGGCTATAATACTGATGTGGATGTGGATGAGTTTGGTAAGGCCGTATCAGGGTTAAAAGAGATATTTGATTCAAGAGATCCTGTCCTGATTCCTGCTATCCAGGCCAACATCCACGCATTTCAGATATCCGCTCGCAGAGAGTGCCAGGTTCAACAGCAAACCAACGAAATTAAGGATTTAAGGAAAGAATGTGAAGAATTAAAAGAGAGGGTGGCTGCCTTAGAGGGCCGCCTGGAGGAAACTCTCCCGGCTCCGGACTCGCCGGACGCCGAGCCTATCAAAAAGCAGGCAATGTGATTTATGTAAGTTTTTAAGGTTTAAAAATAAGTGTTTTTTAGATTGAAGTTTAAAATTTTAAAATTTACATAAAAATCGTTTGTTTTTGTTTTTTTTAAAAACCGGTTCCGGCTTGAAAAAATTATTTTTTAGAGTTGATCACGCTTAATATTACGAAATAACAAGAAAAAAGATACGGTTCCGGCTTAAATAATCGGTTCCGGCTTTGGTTCCGGCTTGGAGGGCTCAAGCCGGAACCAAAAATTAGATAAAAAAGGAGGGGATTATGTCAAATATATTATTATTTACACATTGGTGTGCTCAAAAAATAGCGTTATAATTTGTCGCAAACCATTTGCAAATCTCACCACATTTTTTATTTTTTCGCAAACCTCACTTTCTCCCATCCCCTCTCTCCTAACACACTCTAATTCCTATCTTTTCCCGCCCATTCCCGCCTATTCCCGTACCCTTTTCCATTATCATACCATTTGCTTTCTTATAAAACGGTTCTGGTCCGAAACAAACGCGGAATTCTCCGATTTTCCATTTTTCATATTCTCTTATTTAACAGGCCGGTTCCATCGGGGTACCCAAATGTACTCGGAAAAACAATTTGACAATGCAATATGTTATCGTATGATATATCATCTGACCGGTTGCTTGATATGCTATAAGAAAGCAAATGGTATGATAATGGAAAAGGGTACGGGAATAGGCGGGAATGGGCGGGAAAAGATAGGAAT